ATTATAGGCGGTCTCTAGCACCTGCTCAGGGGAGGAATACCGCCCTGTAGCGTTTAGTGCCTGTACCACCGGAGCCATTTCAGCCTCTAACTGCGATGCTGTTTCTGGGTCCCTAAAAAGCGGTTTGCTGGCTACGAATGATTCTACTATACGCTGGTTGACATATTCAAATGCCTTTTTTTCTTGCTCAGCCTGGAGGCTTCTCCATCGGTCTTCTGCCAGGCGCTCAGCCTCTTCCCTGGTCAAATATTGTTCTGCCTGTTGCGGCTGCTGCTGGTACTGCTGCACCAGGTCTTCAACTCTAAGGCCGTATGAATCGAGCCAATCGAGAGCGGTTTCTACTGGGCTTTGCTGCATTGCCTTGTCCCAAGCGATAGAGCGCCGGGCGACATCGGCAATGGATATGCCATCTTTTGCATACTCATCTTCGTACTGCTGAATGGTCTGATACAGGCTTTGGGTTTGACGCTTGAGCTGCTCAACTTCTTGCATCTTTCTGCCGTAGTCGGAGCGTGTCTCGTATGCTCTCCGATTAAGATACGCCTGAAGGATGTGAGCGTTTGCCGGGGTTGGGTTAAGGAATGCTGCCTTTTCTGCGGCATTCATATCGGCAGGAGGCACCATAGCTGGCGCAACTTCTGCCAATTCTTCTCCGCTGCCTGTCTCTTCTTCTTCTGAGACTGGAGCCGTATCTTCGTCGTCTTTAATGGAAAGCTGCTGCTTAAGGGATTGCCTAATGCTTAGCTCGGCTGGCTCTCTTGTGGTTTTGACTTCAGTATCTTCTGCCGTTCCTACGTCTACCGATTCGGTGTCTTGATCAACCATTTCTATACCTGAGTATTAGTTTTTCTTTCATGTTTTTGATTAGCTGACGTTCGGTTGCGCCGGATTCACGATCCGGGATGTAACCGCGCTCGTAAGCATCACCAACTTCAACAGCTCCAGCCGCCCGATAAGCAGCTCTAAGCTTTGATTTACTGGTATAGATTTCTTTGGGATTGAGAGGGTTTCGGGTAGGTTCCATCTCGTCCTGAATGAAAAGGTCACGAGCATTAGACTGTACTCGCTTTTCGACCTCTTCTATTGGCAGGACTTTGTTTCGCACATGGCAGTATTTGAATAACTTATATTTTTCGCTCATTCAGTCATCCATCAGCATAAACAACATTAAAAATCTGACTTGTTTTGCTTTTTCTTCTGCTTTTAAATTCTTTTGCTTTAATACTTCTTCTGCTGCTCTTTTTGCTGCAAGTGCTTCTTGTTGTCTTCCAGCTAGAATTTGCGCCGCTAAAAACTCTTCTAATAATTCCTCTTCGGTCTTACGGTTGCGCCGCTTTCTTAATCCCCTATCAAGAATATCGGATGTATCAACTTGCGTTTTGGCTTGAATAAAGCCATTGGGCAAGCCGTACATTAAATGTAAATAATTTTGAAAGCCTCCATTAATCACTATTTATACCGATAATTGGCTCTGCTGTTGGATCTGTTGTAACAGTTCTTGTGCCCAAAACTGTCGTATCATCGCTCTTTGTTACTGTTAATGTAGCGCCAGATACCTGAGTGTTGTGTACTCCTTGCGCTATCATGCCATAAAGCGATTTAACACTTAATGCATCTCCGTCGCTTGAAGCTTCTACATTTGACGTTGCGCGACGAAGCACAATATCAGCAATCTTAACAATATCTGCTTCCGTAAGAACTTGATTGCCTAGTATGTAGCCAGCTTCTCCTGCGCTATAACTTCCTGGCAATGCAGTGCTCCATGGGTCTCCAGCCGATGCAGCAGAATTTAGTTTATTCCCCATAGTTCCAGCGTCATTGTATTCGGCTGAAAGTGCTTGCCATACCGCGGCGGCAAGATTTTGCGGAGAAAGATCAGTAAAAGGTGTGATATTTCCAGCTAAGTTTCCAATAGCTGTAGTAGTTGCGGCTGTACTAAATTGAATAAACGTATTGGCAACAGCATTAATAATAGCCCCTAGCGTTGCGTTATTAACGGCAAAGCTAAAACTAGTATTGCCAATAGCATTGGCTGCAATCAGTGCAGTGCCGGTAAGCGTAAAAGTAATTGAAGCACTACCAACGGCAGAAACTATAAGCTCTAACAACGCATCATTTACTGTTACTGTAACAGTTGTTGTGGCAGAAAGATTGCGACCGGCAGCAAGGTTTAAATCGCCTGGCGTAAAACGAAATACACAGTTAGTAAACGACGATATGGCACCTGCCTTAAATGGCAAGCACCAAGAAGATGGCGCAAGATGGCCGTAAGGTATTCCAGCGGTTTTATTTGAAATACCTTCGCCGCACGTTGTGTTCCTGCGTTCTGTCCTTCCCCACATTGGTCGCAAATTTCCGGGTGAGCCACCGATGTAGCGTATTGGAAGTTGAGATTGCAGCGAGGAATTAAATGTTAGCCCCATGCAAAGTCTACTGAACCGTAAAAGTTAGTCGATGTTGCTGTTGCTGCTCCAGCAAAGTACAGCCAAACCAGACAAGCTTCATCCATAATTCTTGGCATTGAAGGAAGTTGATTTACCAAGTCGCGCTCTGCTGCAACACCAGCCGTAGTTAGTGGCAAAGTAAGTAGTGGGCGACCTAGGCAAAGAGCACCAGTGCCAGTATTAGCTGCTGAGAAAGTTACAGATGCTACGTTCTGAACTCCAGAGTCCCCAGAGGCTAAAGGCAAGAACGGGCCGTAGTTGTTCGCTGCTGTGCCTGAATGAGATATATGACCAGCAATAGTAGAAGCTGTCATTGATACCGTTACAGGCAGTGCGTTTCCACTAGTGCCGCCTTGGTCTGTGTATGATAAGGATATGTTTTGAGCTGTTCCTCCATTGGTAGCAGTTTGAACCCAGAATAACCTACAGCCAGCGCCGTTTGCATAACGAAGCGTAGGAGTTCCAGTAAGCGTTTGAGCTGTAGCGCTGTTGTTAGTAATACCAGGCCAATAACCTTGTAGGTCTATTAGCATAAGCTGAGATGGCACTGCTGTAGCTACAGCACTTATGGCCGATACGTTAATACCATGCTTAGTATCAGGACTTACGTTGCCACTGTGAGGCAGTCCAAATATCTGTGTTCCGTTTCCGGCAGTTTCGTTGCAAGTAATCCAAGCAAGTGACGTACCAGCAAAAGCATTGGCGACTGGAAAGCCTCCTAATCCGCTAAAGTCATACCATCGACCCGCCGTGAAAGCAGTTGCACCAGTAATCTTATTAAAGTCTGTACGAACGGTTTTGCCGTTAGTAGTTATTTCGTTTATTAGATCATCTATTGAGTTAAAGCCCATAACTTATCCCCAAACAAAAACAAATTCGCCTACCACTGGTGCAATGGCAGATTGAACAAAATCATACGAATAAATAGTCAGCCCTGCCCCAACAGGAATCTTTGGCATTTTAATACTTGTTTCAGTAATAAATCTCTTTTCAGAAACCACATTAGGGAATACTGGCAGCACCGCTAAAGGTTTTACTAAAGCTATGTAAGCCAGCCCACCAATACCTTGATTAAGTTGAATGTTGATAATGTTTCTAATTCCAGTATCGCCAGGCGCAAGACTAACAAAAAAAGAACGAGCATTTGCTGATACAGCGGTACTAGCAGAAGCTAAACTGTGCGATATAGTTTCGTTAATTAGTGCTGTCGAAATGGTTGAGGTATTGCCGTCTTGATTTGTGTAAACAATAGTTGCGCCGGTATTTACTGCATTAGTTGATAATGAAGCAAAAATTGCCATTCGCACTCCTTCCCCATCGGTGTAGCGAGGTAGAGTCAAAGTATTATCCATCTCTTGCAAATCAGTAGAATCGCAATCTACAACAGGATAAAAACCTAAAGTATCAACCAGCATAAAACTACTACCAGAACCAGCGGCAGTTTTTGAATGTCTCATGTTCCAAGAAAGTAAATACTTTTGTTGCCCAGCTGGAGGATTAGGGCCAGTAAAAACATACTTGTTGTTTGTATTTACTACAGGGGTAAATGTTAAAGGGCTTGCAGCATAAGAGTTGTAAAGCGGAGTTCCAGAGGCCCAAGATATATCCGAGAAAGCTCCTGCCACTGTCGATGACACCGCCTTATAATAGTGCTGCGACCAGACCTGGCCGTTATCAATGGCAGTAGTAACGTCTGCTATGCTACTGAAGCCCATCGACCGTTTCCTCTATACTCTTTTCTACTGCTGCCCCTGACCAAGCTACTGCGCCATGTGGATGGTCTGGGCATGGTATGATTTCATCATCAACCATATCCAGAACCCTACCACAATGAACGCAGTAATGCTCCATATTAGTCTACCGTAGCTGTTAGTGCTCCAGCAGCAAACTGAGGCTGAATCCCAGTTGAAATAGCTAACGAAGATGTCAAAGCACCTTTTAGTAGTAGATTGCCGTTGCCTGACAAGTCAGTGCCAATACCAAAATGAGTCACTGTTGATGACCCTCCAGTTGCTTGTGGGAACTGAACGAGTGCCGTATTTGATACGGTACTAACCGATCTTGTCCAACCGCCAGCAGTTCTAGCAACTGCAACACGAGCATAGCTAGTATAGGTGGCTTCGTTAGTTGACTGATTGCCAGCTTCCCCTGGGTCCGCAGTATGAAGTGAAATGTAAAAACTGCCAGCCGTTGCTGAATTCTGTAATCCAGCAGCATCGCCGATATTTGCCCAGTCTGTGTTTAGAAAAAGCAAATCTAAAAGTGCTGCTTCGGCAGCGTTAGTCATCGACATAGCTTAGTCCTCATCAATGTTATCTATAGACAAAGTTGTGTTTCCAAAAGAATCAGTTCCGAGCGTCCCTAGCTTTTTACTAGCTTTTGGGATGATATTATTGATTACTATTGGTTGTTGTTTTGTTGCGCTAGGTTCAATCATCGGATTTCGATTGGTTATGTTTTCCATACGCAATCGAACTTGTTCTAAAGCATTTTCTGAGGCAAGTCTGCGCTCTTCCATTAGCTTTTCTGACTCAGAGAGCCGTATCCGCATCTGCTCAAGCTCCAGCTTTTGGATCTCGAGGATGTGCTGCATTTGAGAGGATTCTTGCTTGATAAGCGCCTTGTCAGACTCGCTTTGTGCCGATGACTGGACTTTAAGCATATCGACTTGAACGGCTTGAGCTTTGACCTGTACCTCTTGCTGGTCAATGGAAAGCTTCTGCTGCTCCATGTATTCCTTAAATTGTTGGTCTTGCACTCTAAGCTGAGCCTCAAGCTGGTCACGCTGCATTTTAAGCTGCTGCTCTTGTGCTGCAAGTTGATTCTTAACTGCCTTGTCCTGCATCTCCATCTGGACAGCTTGAACACGTGCCTGAGACTCTATTTGAGCAATCTGCATGCGTCCCTGCATTTCAAGCATTTTAGGATCTGGAGGAGGCGGTTGTTTCGCTGCTTCCTCTTTTGCCTTGGCAATATCGGTAATCTGGTAGAGTGCTTTGGTAAAGATACCATCAACCTCTTTAGCGCCTTTGAAGCGTTTAACGATATTTTGGAACAGAGCAATAGAGAACTCGGCCAACGGTGGGTATTGGTCTATAAGGCCGCGCATCTGGTCAAAGAATGTTCCGGCAGTCTGCATAATGTTGGTAGCTTCTTGCTGCTGCTGAGCCTGGTCGATAGCCACCATTGAGTCGGATGCTATTTGTACCCTGTAGCAGCGAAGTTTAGGGTCTCGAAGGATGCCCATAATCTGCTGCTTCATCATCATGCCAAGCTCTTCTTTTGTCGGCATGACAAGCGGTGGAGCTCCTTCTTGAGCTGGTGGAGGAGGAGGAATGTAGAGCACTGGCTCGATAACGCCATCAGCGTCACCAATCTCAAAAATACGCTCTTCATCAAAGTGCTGGCAGATAATAGCGCCAAGGTTAGAGATACCGTCAGAGATGAACTTGGCAAACATGTTTTGCCGCACAATGAGCCCTAGGCTGGACCATTGATTTTCTAATCTGTTAGCTGTCGCTGACTTGTATTGCTCAGAGGTGCCGCGCAAAAGGTCGGACACTTTGAGTGTTTCGTAAAGCTGTTGCAGAGCTGACTGCCGAGCGCCCTGGAGGACATTAAGGGCGTTAATGTACGGCTCAATGTTTAGGCTCTCTATCCCTGCTGCGAGGCCGCCACGTTGCTTATAGGACGGCCAGTTGGTTACTGGAATGACTTTTAGGTCTCCAGAGTAGAGCTGCTCTACTTGATTACCCAACGTAGCATCGTAGAGCTGATTAGTACGAATGGCTTGAGTAACAGCATGTATTCGAGTTGTAAGACGCTCTACTTCAAGGATCTGGTCCTTTACGTGAGCATAGTCTGACACTGGCACGACAGAATCAGGGTCAGTTGACTGTCTAATGACAGTGCAAGGGTAGAATTTATCAAATCTAGTGTGAGGCTCAGAAACCTCGATTAGAGATTTCTCCCTTCCCTGCTGGATAAAATAGACTTTCCCAGTGGCCTCACACCAGATTTCATGAATCTCGGCTTTGCCCTCGAATTTGTCATCCTTTCGGGCAATATCATTCTTTATGACTTCTGGGTAAGAATCATACTTTAAAGTCTTGGCTATGTCTTTGCCAAACTTCTCTTCTGCTTCCGTTTTATCAAGAAAAGCTCGTCTGCCTTGCCATTCTATCTCTTGCTCGTTTCGGCCATCAGAGCAAAGGTAATCAGAATATTGGATCAGCTCTAAAACTGCGCGTTCATCGACCTTTTGCTCTACTTCGAGCGAGGCAAGTATGATGCCGCCTGGACCTTCTTTAAGCTCTTGAGCATCGCCCGTAAATGGCATCCCTTCTGCGTCAATAAGTGCTTCAGAAGGGTCTTTAATAAGAGCAATCTCCTGCAAAACAGTCTCAAACTTTGGCACATATCTTGCCCAAAGTACGGATTGCCCTGTTAAAAGGAGCTGAATAGCAGCATTGTAGCCAACAGTGTCAAAGTCAAAATTGACATCCATGGCATACTGCAAATTTCTCTCTAAAATGACACTGCCAAGCTCTGCTGCTATGCCGCCTGTCCGTTTTCTTAGATTTACTTCAGCTTTTGGCGTAGAAGAAAAGTAAGCTGGTAGGAGTGTATTGTTGACGTACCACCAAACATTCAATCGGCGCTCTACATCATTGAGCATGCCGACCTGTTTTTGAGCGTTGTAGACGCGAATTGACTCTTCAGCGTATTCGATGAACTTCTTTCTACGCTCTGTTGCGCTAGTAATCTGTGATTTCCACCATTTTGGTGAATACTTCTCAGATAGTGGGGCAATCTTCATATTCTAGCTCGCTTCTGACTCGCTCTAACCTGATTGATGTAGCTCTGCAACTTGATAAGACCCTTGTTAAACACCTCTGCTGGCTGCTCCCATTTGGCGTCTATCAAACGGGCTTTGCACAAATAACGTAGGGCGTCGCAGTTATGTGACACGACCCCATTGGCTAAAACGAATGTACTGGTAGCTGGAACATTCAAGCAATACACGTCTTGCGGGGCTTCGGAATAAGAGATGGATTTAATCGCCTTCGCCGAGCGCTCATCTTGCAGTTTTGATGGCAGTATTGGCTCTTCTTTGCCATGTGCTTTTTTGTCTGATACTGCTTGCCGCAAAAACAG